CTTGGAGCATATATGCTAGGTGGAGCAGGTAGTTTTCAAATGAGGGTAGTTAGAGGATAATGGCAGGTCAACTAGATTCACTATTAAAAGGTATTGCTAAACAAGTTGTAAGTGATTTGGGATCTTCTTTAGATTCTTCTATTGTTTATACAAAGAAAGCATCGGGAAGTTATAACACAAGTACAGGTGTTTACTCCACAAGTGATACGACTTACAGTATCAAAGCTCCTGTTGAATTTGTAGTATCTGAAGAAGATGATGGTAGAGAAATTAGAAGAGCAAAAATTTATATAACACCTGATCTTATTGGAGACAATCAACCTAATTTCGAAGATGAAATCACATTAACTTATGCTGGATCTACAAGGGTTGCACAAATAATTGATATTGATACAAAGCAAGGTGGACAAACTTATTTATTTACATTGCAGGTTAGATTCTAATGGCTAGAAGAAGAGCCACGAGAGGTTATGGTCCAAGAGGAACCTCATTTACTGAATTAAGAGCAAAAGATTTTAGTGATCTTATTAAGGAAGATTTACAGGAAGAAATTGATGCAAGTTTAAATGGTTTTGTCAGGTCTGTAGTAAATGATTTAAGTAATGTTGGAACGCAAAGTACTTCTGGTGGTGTAAGTCCAGTTCTTACTGGTTTTTTTGCTTCTAGTTGGAAAGCAAGTAATACTTATATCGCAAGAAAAGATAATATCAAAAGTTTTCCAAGATGGAATAAAATAGAAAAACAAAATAAAAAAGGATTTCAAAATAGGTTAAAACCAGGATTTAAACCTTTAATTCAACCAAGACACCCTGTACCAACTAATTTTCAAAGAAATAAAACAGTTTTTATAGGTAATACTGTTAAATATGCTCCTTATGCTTTGCTATCTCCTAAATCAAATATTAATGCTTATTTACAAGGAGGTGCTACTGGAAATTTTAGTAAGAATTTAAATCAAAAAATAAATGATTTTTTTACAGATAAGCGACCTGATATTAGAGTTGGTGCAGAACCTCAAGGTTCTAGAATTGGTTACTTAAAACAATGACTTTAGTAAACACCAGAGCAGCTTTTGAAAAGGCAGTAACAGACGCAGTTGCAACAGCAGATAATACTGTTTTGATGGTATATGACAATGTTGCTTTTACAACTCCTGGAAAAAGTAAAAAATATATTATTATGTCAATAAATTTTGGTCAATCTACTATTCAAAATCAAGGTGCTGCTTCAAGTTATTACTCTGGCTTTATTCAATGTAATATCTATGTTCCAAGATCAAAAGGTAGTTCTGTTTTATCTGCAATAAGTGAAGCTGTTATTGATGGTCTTACTTCTGTTAATGCTTCTGATTACAGCGATACATTTAGTTGTAAGCCAAAAGTTTTAGATATTGTCGGTCCTGGTCCTATCTTGTCAGATGAAGAATCTCATTTTTTAGGTGTAATATCTTGCCAATTTACCGCAAACGCTTAGTATAATGATAATAGCTATACATTAACATGGCTAGAGCAGTTGATCTTTTAAAGAACAAGTTTGGAGTTTCTCAACTTTACAAGCATGATGTTAAAAAAAATGATGAGATTATTCTTACTGTTTATTGGCATCCATTAACTATTGCAGAAAGAGAATCAATTTTAAAAAAGACAGGAAATGATGATGCTAATGAATTTGCATTAGGTTTAATGCTTCAAAAAGCACTTGATAAAGATGGTAACAGATTATTTTCTGATGGAGACAAGGCTTCATTAAGAAGAGAAGTAGAAGCAAATATTTTACAAGAAATACAATTAGCAATGATGGAAGCTGGCACTACTAAAGAAGGAGAACAGGCAGAAGCCGATTTGAAAAGCTGATAAGTTAATGTTTTTTATGTTTTCTTTAGCAAAAGAGTTAAAGATGACTGTAAAAAAATTAGCTGAAGAATTAACAATGGAAGAGTTATTAGGTTGGTCTGCTTACTTTTCAATTATTGATAAAGAAAGAAAACAAGAACAAGAAAAAGCACAACAAACTAATGCTTTAAGAGGAAGAACAAGGTAAGATAGAAAATAAATTAAGTCTTAGTAATTAAGTGGCTGCTGATTATACGAGAAATATAGTATTTAGTGTCAATGACAAAGCAATAAGACGTGCGACTGATCGTATTACTAAAAGTCTGACAAACATAGAACGTACATTAAAAAGAATTGAAGGTAAAGGATTTAATAATTTAGCTAAAAGTGCTGAAAAAGCATCAAAATCAATAATTACTTCAACTGATAGTATTCGTGCATTAGAACAGAGAACAAAAAATCTTGGCAAAGTTGGAAAAGATTTGGTTAATACCTATGGAAAATCATTTCAACGAATAAATCAAATTGGTTTAAATCCTCTAAATTCTATTCTTAAAGATACTGTTGATAGCTTTAAAACGATAACATTTGCTGCTAAAAGATCAGGACAAGATTTAAGAACAATATTTGAATTGTTCAATGCTGGAAAAATAGGTATTATGAGTTTTGCCACAGCAATAGGAACAGCAATATCTAACACAAGAAATTTTGGCTCAGTATTTATTAATACAGCAGGTTCAATAAAGACCAATCTCACTACTTTAGGAACACTTTTAGATGCAAATATTAAAAAAACAGGTACTTTTATTAATGTTTTAGGTTTAAGTCAAGGTTTATTCTCTCAACCAAAAAATATATTTCAAAATACTGAAGCTGCTTTTGCTCAAAATACTGCATTAGCTCGTCAAAATTCAATGCGAGGTAATGTTTTAAGAAATACATTACGCAGTCAGGCAGGTAGAACGGGTTCTAACTTTGCAGATTTTAGTCAAGATGCGAATCAAGTTACTAGAGTAATGAACTCAAGAGGAAGGCCATCAGGTTTTATAGGTCCAGACAGACCTGGTATTCAAGATCCAACAGCTAAAGCAATTAGAAGAAATCAAGCTAAAAGAGATAGACTATTACAAAACGAATTAAGAATAAGAAAAAATATTCTAAAAGTAGAACAACAAGGTCTTGTAATAGCAAAAACTGAATTAAGTGTTGGAGCAGGTGGTCAGGGATTTATAGGTCCAAGACTTCAAAGAGGAACTAGACTTAGGCAACAATTCCAAGAAGGCGGAGCTTTCTTTAATAGTAGAGGAAGAGCAGGTAGAATTGCTAGTGCTGCTCAAAGTGGTCTTATTGGTGGTGGTTTCCCCTTGTTATTTGGTCAAAGTCCTGGGGCTGCTGGTGCAGGTGGACTTGGTGGAGCACTTGGTGGAGCATTAAGTCCAGGATTCGGGTTTGCTGGTTCTATTGTTGCTACTGCTGCTGCTCAAAAAATACAAGAAGCTAAAGAATTTCAAAAACAAATAGATAAATTAAATAAATCAATTCGGTTAACAGGAGGAGACTCTGAATTTTCTGTTGCTGGTATTAAAAGATTAGGACAAGAATTAGGTATTACAAAAGATGAGGCTTTACAAGCTGCTCGTTCATTTGAAGCTTTTGGTGCTGCTGCAAGAATAAATCTTATAAAAGTTTTTGGAGATGAAGCTACATTTAATAGTTTAAAAAACCTTAGAAAGACAGTTGATGTTTTAAATAATATTGATTTAATCGAGAAAAAAATTGGTAAAAAAAGAGCAGATCAAGCCGTAAATGTAGCTTTAGCAGCAGGTGGTTTAGAAGCACAAAAATTTGTTCTTGAAGAAATGTTTAAGTTACAAATGAAGGAAGCAGAAAAAGGAAAATTAACGGGTATGAATAAATTTAGAGCAACATTATCCTCTATGGGCCAGACCTTGTTAGGAGGCGGAGGTAAGAAAAATGTCTTTATTGGTGGTTTACAGCAAAACATGATTGACAAAACTGCTAGTGCTCAAGCTGCTTCGATGAGAGATTTCAATGCTGAACAAAGAAGATTAGAAGCTAGAGACATAGTTAGACAAATATCAGAGCCTAAAGATGAATTAAAAGAATTGATGGACCCATTAAAACAATTAATATCTTTATCTAGATCAGTAGGAGATTCTTTCGCTGAATCATTTAGAGGTATTGTTAGTGGTTCAATGACTGCACAACAAGCATTAAGAAATCTATTTCAACGTACAGCAGATCATTTCTTGGATATGGCTGCACAGATGATTGCTAAACAAATCACAATGAGTATATTAGGCATTGGATTAAGATTCTTCTCAGGAGGTTTTGCTCCTTCAAGAGGTGCTAATACAGGTGGAACAGATTTATTTGGCAGAGATTTTGACGATGAAATGTTTGGTATGCCATTAGCTGATGGAGGTATAGCTAAAGCTGGCCGTACACATTTAGTTGGAGAAAGAGGTCCAGAATTATTTACTCCAGGAGTTACAGGTACAGTCACTCCTAATCATGCTCTTGGTGGCTCAACAAATGTAGTAGTAAACGTAGATGCTTCTGGCTCTTCTGTTGAAGGAGATGAAGAGAATGGTAGAGAACTTGGTCGTATGATTTCTGTTGCTATACAATCAGAATTAATTAAACAGAAAAGACCAGGAGGATTATTAACATAATGGCTACATTTCCTTCAATAAAACCAACATACGGACAACAAAAAAGATCCGCACCAAATACTCGTACCGTTGCTTTCGCTGATGGTTTTGAACACAGAATATTATTTGGGTTGGCTGAACATCAGAATCCTAAAATATATAATTTTACTTTTAACGTATCAGAAACAGAAGCAGATACTATAGAAACATTTTTAGATGCTAGAGCAAACGATAGTGCCAGCTTTGATTTTGAAGCACCTGGAGAAACTGCATCACAGAAATTTGTTTGCGAAGGTTGGTCAAAATCTATACCTTATAACAATAGAGCTACAATACAGGCAACATTTAGAGAAGTATTTGAACCATGAG